TCGATGTGCAGCGCGACGACAGACGGCTTTTTGTTCGGATGTCGTCGCGCTGCACATCGAAATCGAGCAGCGGGCCCGTGATCCCCGGCACCCGGCACCCGGCACCCGGCACGGCCGGCAGGGGCCCCGGCATATCGGGTCAGATCGTCGGTCCGGATCAGGTGATCGACGCGCCACGCGCCACCGCCCGCGGTGCTGCCAGACGGGTGCTAGGGCCATGTTTCTCTCAAATAATTATGTGAAAAACGGTATGAATGTTTCACGTGAAACATTGCCTAATAATTAGGCAGATGCTTAGGGGTTGTTCACTGCCAAATAATTGTGCATATTTTTGCACATCTTTTGTGCAATTAGGGGCCCCCGATGGATGTTTCGGAACAGCAGGCAAAGCTTCAACTTCGACTAGCTCAACTTGAGAAGAATGAAACTTGTCAGGATGAGTTTCTGACTTTTGTAAAAGTTATGTGGCCCGAGTTCATTGCTGGTCGTCACCATAAAATCATTGCGGAGAAACTGGAGCGAGTGGCTCGTGGAGAGCTCAAGCGTTTGATCATCAACATGGCCCCGCGACATACGAAGTCAGAGTTCGCAAGCTTTTTGTTCCCGGCGTGGATGATGGGCAAGAACCCGAAGATGAAGATCATTCAGGCCACACACACGACCGAGCTTGCAGTTAACTTTGGACGTAAGACCAAGAACCTGATTGACAGTGACGAGTACAAGGAGGTGTTTCCAAATGTTAAGTTGGCGTCTGACAGTAAAGCTTCTGGTCGTTGGGACACTGCTTCTGGCGGGATGTACTACGCCGTTGGTGTGGGATCCAACCTTGCCGGGCGTGGTGGCGACTTGGTAATTATTGACGATCCGCACTCAGAGCAGACAGCGATGTCAACGAACGGCTTCGATGATGCTTGGGATTGGTACACCGGGGGCCCCCGGCAGAGGCTCCAGCCGGGTGGCAGCATAGTTCTGGTGCAGACCCGGTGGTCCGAGAAGGACATGACGGGGCAGTTGCTCCGTGCAATGGCTAAAGATCCACTTGCTGACCAGTGGGAAGTTGTCGAGTTACCCGCTATTTTTGAAGACGGCACCCCGTGTTGGCCGCAGTTCTGGTCCCTTGATGACCTGACCGCGGTCCGCGCATCTATACCTTTGAGCAAATGGAACGCGCAGTATCAGCAGAATCCGACGGGTGAGGAGAACGCGATCATCCCGCGGCAGTGGTGGAACAAGTGGGAAGAGACAAAGATACCAAATCTTGAGTATGTCATTCAGAGCTATGACACGGCGTTTAGTAAGCGCGAGACGGCTGACTATTCGGCTATCACAACGTGGGGTGTGTTTCGGCCCGAGGAGGATGGTGGGGCCCCCGCCTTGATACTTTTGGACAGTCAGAAGGGTCGGTGGGACTTTCCGGAGCTAAAGGAGATGGCTTTGGAGCAGTACAAGTATTGGGACCCCGACACCGTCATCGTGGAAGCCAAGGCGTCTGGTTTGCCTTTGACCCAAGAATTACGAAACATGGGAATACCTGTTGTTAACTTTACGCCGAGCAAGGGTAATGATAAGGTGACGAGAGTTCACTCTGTTTCGCCTTTATTTGAGGCTGGTATGGTTTGGGCCCCCGACACCACCTTTTCTGAGGAGTTGATAGAGGAGGTGGCGGCTTTTCCTAACGGGGAGCATGATGACTTGGTCGATAGTATGACACAGGCTTTGATGCGTTATCGGCAGGGCAACTTTGTTCAGTTGCCTAGTGACGATTGGGACGATGAGGAAGCGAACGTACAGGTGAGGGCGTATTACTAATGGCGGATACAGTAGTAGACTTGGGGGCTGGCGCACCGGACATGTCGATGAACGAGTTCATGTTTGGTCAAAGGTTCCCCGGCCCGGTGTATAAAGAAGGCGAGATAATGATGCCTTCGGGGGAGCAGGGGTTACTTAACCCGGACGTTCAGTACGAGTATTTTGTGGACCCGTCGGTAGAGAACGAAGAGTTACAGACTCTAGATCGTTTTGATCCCTATGAAGACAATCCGTCATTTGCCAAACCGATGTACGACACAAGCAACCCGGAAGACGCTTTGTTTTTGTTTAATGCTACCGCTAGGGATCGTAGGGGCCCTGAAATCGCTCTTGAAAAAGGCGGCTCGGTCGAAGAGGTAGGCATCATGTCTGCTCTTCTTGATCCGCGAATTGATTTACCTAATGCAGAAGAACAGGGCTTTGTCCGCGAGTCGGGGCGCGAGGGCAGTTTGGGTTCTGAGATGTATTATGCCGAAGGGTCCCCGACATTTGAGCAGGTATTAGAGGACAAGTATGGCTACCCGGAAGTTGCTCGGGATGACTTTTATAACACGACTGAGGCGATGCGGGCTGAGCGCCCTCGGCATGACATGCCGACATATCAAGAGCTAGAGGACGCGAGGGCTCATGCGTTGATGACGGCTCGTTTAGCGCAGCAGCTTGGACCGGAAACGGCGGTCAAGTTAGGCGGCATACAAGAGGTGTTCGACCGTCGGATGCCCCTTTTGGGTACGGCCACGGATGCGGATGTAGTCATGGACAACCGCAATAATGCTTTTGGGGCCAAGCTTTTGAAGAAGGCTGGAGTAGACGCAAGTCCTCAACAGATTGCGGCTGCGGTAGACAAAGAAGTGTTTGATCAGTTGGATATAATCTTGGGCCGTGAGCCGGGTGAGCGTAAGTTTATGTCTCCGAAGGGCGGCATTGATGTCTATTTCCCGAGAGATAAGTATGGGTATTTTGATATCAACCGGTATCAGAGCAGGGACTAGGGAGACGCTAAATGGCACGTAAACCGATTGCAGGAATGATGGACAATGTCCCGTCTCAGTTGGACATGGAGGATCTCGCCGCCGAGGTAGAGCTTGAGGTTCCGGGCAGCATGGACGACAACGTCGTAGCTTTTGAAGGCATGGCGGAGGGCATGGACATTGAGATGATCCCGGACGAAGACGGCGGGGTTACCATTGATTTTGATCCACAGGACCAGCGCGGGGAGGGTGACGACTTTTACATGAACCTCGCCGAGGAGATGCCGGACAGGGAGCTTGGTCGTATTGCCAGTGATTTGATGTCGGAGTTTGATGCCAACAAGTCAGGCAGACAGGAGTGGGAAGATGCTTACGCCAACGGTTTGGAGCTTCTTGGTTTCTCCTACGAGGAGAGAGCGCAGCCGTTCAGAGGAGCTTCCGGAGTTACGCATCCCCTGCTCGCAGAGGCTGCTACACAATTCCAAGCACAAGCCTTTAACGAGTTGTTGCCAGCTTCGGGTCCCGTGCGAACTGCTGTCTTGGGAGCAGAAACAAGGGAAAAAGAACAGCAGGCCATTCGCGTAAAGCAGTTTATGAACTATTACATTACCAATGTAATGGAAGAATATACTCCTGAACTTGACCAAATGTTGTTTTTCCTGCCGTTGGCGGGGTCTACCTTCAAAAAAGTTTACTATGACGAAACACGGGGGCGGGCTGTTAGCAAGTTCATACCGGCTGAGCACCTTGTTGTGCCGTATGAAACGTCAGATTTAGATACTTGTCCCAACATAACGCAGGTAATTCGCATGTCGTTGAACGATTTGCGGAAGAAACAGGTCTCTGGGTTCTATTTGGACATTCCTGTACTGCCTTCGCAGGGCGAATCGGGGTCCGTGGACGACGAAATCCAGCGTATTGACGGTGTTACGCCTTCTCAGATTGACTATGACTGCACGATTTTGGAGTGTCACGTTGATTTGGACCTTGAGGGGTACGAGGACACGGACGATGACGGTGAAGAGACCGGTATTAAGATACCGTATGTGGTGACTATCAGTCAGGACAACGGTCAGGTGCTGTCCATTCGTCGTAATTACCTTGAGGACGACGAGAACAAGAAGAAAATACAGTATTTTGTGCATTATAAGTTTCTTCCGGGCTTTGGCTTCTATGGTTTGGGGCTTATTCACACGATTGGGGGCCTTTCGCGCACCGCTACGGCTGCACTTCGGCAGTTGATTGACGCAGGTACGCTTTCTAATCTGCCAGCAGGCTTCAAGGCCCGCGGACTACGGATCAGGGACGATGATGATCCGTTGCAGCCGGGTGAATTTAGGGATGTAGACGCTCCGGGCGGTGCTATTCGCGATAGTTTGATGCCTTTGCCGTTTAAGGGGCCGGATCAGACGTTGTTTAACTTGTTGGGCTTTGTGGTACAGGCCGGGCAGCGGTTTGCGACGATCACGGACCTGAAGGTGGGTGATGGGGACCAGCAGGCGGCGGTGGGGACGACCATTGCGATGCTGGAGCAGGGCTCTCGTGTAATGAGTGCGGTGCACAAGCGGCTTCATTACGCCATGCGTATGGAGTTCAAGATGCTGGCACGGGTGATGTCAGAGAGCTTGCCACAGGAATACCCGTATTCGGTAGAGGGTGCAGAGTCTGCTGTTATGGCGACCGACTTTGACGACCGGATTGACGTGATTCCGGTATCGGACCCCAACATGTTCAGTCAGGCGCAGCGGATTGCTTTGGCGCAGACCAAGTTGCAGTTGGCTGGTGCGGCTCCTGAGTTGCACAACATGTATGAAGTGTACAAGGACATGTATGAGGCTCTGGGTGTAAAAGACATAGACAGGGTTATGAAGAGTATTCCTGACGAGGAGCCCACACCCAAGGATCCGGCACAGGAGAACATCGACTCAATGGACATGGTGCCATTGCAGGCGTTTGAGGGGCAGGAGCATGAAGCGCATATTATGGCTCATATGGTTTTTGGCTCTACTCCAATGGTTGCGGGAATGCCTGCGATTGCTATGGCGCTTCAGAAGCACATCATGGAGCACGTGAAGATCGCAGCCCGGGAGCGGGCGGCGGTGCAGTTTATTCAGTCTAGGCAGGCGTCTGGCGGTGAGGCGGCGACAGAAGAAGAAATGTTGCAGATAGAGGGCCTAACGGCGCAGTTCATTGCTGAAGGCATGCAGATGGTCAAACAGATGTCTCAGCAGGTATCTGGTCAGGGACCCGACCCGTTAG